TACTGAAGTGTGTTTTAAATATGGAGATCCAGGTTTATCTTGCACATCACGTGACGAGAAAATACGAGACATCACACGAAGAAAAAGAACACTTCCCAACAGTTTGGACCCTGGAAGATGTAAGGCGGCTAAAACAAGAGATTATATACCCAGCCGTAAAAATGTCCAGACATGTCAATTATTAGGAACTGTTGAATACACAGCTCCTGATTATTATGAATCATGGAATTATCGAGGGGATTATGGATATTATAGGAATAAAATGACTGATATTCAAGCAAAAGCAGGTATCAATTTTTATAAAGCTAACGATATCTGGGGTGTAGGGTTAGTATTTAAATCTATAATAGACGGATGGGAAAGTGTTTTAAACCACTATCGAGCTGCAGATCAGTACGAGATTGAGAAGAGAGGTGTGAATTTCAAATATGGATCTCCAGAGCTAAGAAAAGCCATCAATAATATAATCAATAAAATGATGCTTCGATACAATTTTCAAGAAAGAAAAACAGCGTTAGAAATTGTTAACTATATTTTGGATGTTCTTCCTAAACCGCGTGTAGAACTTCCTAGTAGATATTTTGGGAAACCTGTTGCTAGAAGACCTATAGAACCGCCAATTCTCTCTTTATCGAGGATAAGGAGAGAAGAGGAGGAGAGACTAAGGAGAGAAGCAGCGGAGAGACGAAGGAGAGAAGAGGAGGAGAGGATAAGGAGGGAAGCAGCGGAGAGACTAAGGAGAGAAGAGGAGGAGAGACTAAGGAGAGAAGAGGAGGAGAGACTAAGGAGAGAAGCAGCGGAGAGACTAAGGAGAGAAGAGGAGGAGAGACTAAGGAGAGAAGAGGAGGAGAGACTAAGGAGAGAAGAGGAGAGACTAAGGAGAGAAGAGGAGAGACTAAGGAGAGAAGAGGAGGAGAGACTAAGGAGAGAAGAGGAAGTGATGGACGTAGAATACTTTCCAGAAGAAGAAGTGATGGATGTAGAATACTTTCCAGAAGAAGTGATGGACGTAGAATACTTTCCAGAATACACATTCACGGTGTTAGCTGATCCGTATTCATTTAATATTAACTACGATCCCAATCTAGCTATATCTGATATAAAAGGCTATATATTTAGAAAAACAGGAATACCCGTTTATTCCCAAAATTATATCACATTCGTGGATGATATTCCTTATACGGTTGCATTTGGCACATTAGCTGATAACAACATCAATCCCAATGATACTTTGATATCAATACCAAGCTAAATACATCAAATATTTACTTAAATAAGTAAATATTATGGTTAACGAATATATTCGCCGCTTCGTGGGTTAACGAATATATTCGCCGCTTCGTGGGTTAACGAATATATTCGCCGCTTCGTGGGTTAACGAACTATATTCGTGGCTTTGCGGGTTAACGAACTATATTCGTGGCTTTGCGGGTTAACAACATGTAGATTGGGAGGTTATTTCCTCGTCGGGTTCATCATTTCCAGCATGAATATAGATAGCGCTAGTGCGAAGACTGGAAACATTTTGTCCGTGTATTTTCAGGGTAAAGTCTTGAAAAAGCTGCTGGACATTTTCTCCTGTAACAGCCGATGTAAAATAGCATATTACAGGAACGTCAAAATGATGTTTCAGATCTTCCATAACAGATAATAGCTTGCGATGGTCATCTTCATCAATAAGATCAATCTTATTACCCACAAGAGTTATAACTGGTAATTTTTTGGGAAAGTGAGCCTCAAGGCATGGAATCCACCTTGTTTTTATCTTTTCCGCACTTCTAGCATCTGTTACATCATATACAATAATTATACCGTGTGAACCCCTAAAATATCTAGGCACAATAGCGCTATATCTTTCCTGACCTGCTGAATCCCAGATTTCTAACTTTACCATTTTATTATCTTTGTCAATCCACATTTTCTTAGTACTAAAAGCAGCTCCAATAGTTGATGTAATTGTAGGATCCATTACTCCTTTTTGAAACCGATATAGCAATGAAGACTTACCAACACTAGATTCGCCAATAATAACAATTTTGTAGTTTTTCATGATATGTGTTTTTCTGCCGTGTCTTTTTACTTACTTCATTATCTTCATAATTGAAGTTTTTTTCCTACTCATTTTAGGAAAAATGAGTGAAACTGTTAGTGTTACCACCAGCGATGAAGTTATGATAGAAGTCCCTCGAGAAATAGTTCTCATGTGGGGAACCGTAGCAGATCTATTGGAAGATTACGCCAAACCTAAGAAAGAAGATGAAGAAGATGAAGAAGATGAAGATGCTTCTGAATTAAAAATGGAAGACATTCCTATTCCTGAAGTTGAATCCGGAATCTTAGAAAAAATTATTGAATTTTGTCAACAATATTTGGTAGATCCAGAAGGTATTGAATGGAAGCGGAGCTATTTTGCCTCTACAGATGATTCTCTAGAAGCTATTCAATCTAGAAACCGGATGTTGGCTGAAATTACTGCTGGAGCTAATTATCTCAATATCAAACCGCTATACACAGAGGTTACGGCAGCTATTGCGTCCACATTTAAGGGTAAAACCCCTGAACAAATTCGGAATGAATGGGGATGGCCCGATGATTTGTCAGCCGAAGAAAAAGAACGTATTATCCAAGAGAACGCCTGGTGTCTTGACCTTTAGTTTGCTTTGACTCTTTATAAAATGTGTATACAACCATAAAAATAATTGTAATCACTATAATCACAGCAGCCGCGACATATAGTATCCATACACCAATAGAGATTGATGATGCTGAAGATGAAGACGACGAATCTTCATTGGGTTCATCTGTATCCATTTTATATTTGTGCAAATATAAAAATTTACAATTCACTCGCATATATTGTACATTCTACAGCACGTTTCGCATGAGGCTTCAGACCTTTTCGTACCGGATGAGCAATAATATGTTCCCGTTCCGTCAAAGATCCAGAGTTCATCTTCGATTGTAAGTCTGCTCCTGATCATGAGGAATCTATTCCAGAATATACATACACACGCATATATCAAAAATAAGTACACACACTGTAGAAAATATAATTACAACACTGCTAGCGATAAACCAATAGGGAAATATTAGATCTGACCCGCAAATATCAGTCAAACATACAATACCAGTAACAAGGAATACGGTGGGAATACATATTCCTATAAAAATCATAAATAATAACAACGTGACTCTTTGAGATTCCATTTTTAGTGATTGAATGAGTGGGCATATTTCAGTTTTATCATCTTTTAGATGATAAATGTGTATTTACGGCTAATTTACATGATTATAACATGTTTAGACGTTAATGATATATCATATTATGGATCTAATATAAATGATATACATTTTATATACTTTCTTGTCGGGTTGAGATTGTAATTTGTCTGCAATTCTGTTTACTCATTAAGAAAATGTCTTAGTTTTCAAAAGAGTCAATGTTTGAAAGAGGATCTACTGAAAAATGGATTGAGGAAGCTATCACTACGAAACGGTGTAAATTATCTTCGACTGGAGCTTTAGTAGCATATTCGGGGGGATAAAACAGGTAGATCTCCTAAGGATAAAAGAATTGTTATGAATAAAGCGAGTAAAGATATATGGTGGTCTGATGTGAATATGCCTATTGACAAAGAATTGTATCGCCACTATGTAAATTATGCACGCAGTTATATGTTTTATCATTTGGAAAATGTACATATCGTAGATGCGTATGCAGGGTGGGACCATAAACATCGCGTAGGTGTACGTATATATTGTTACAATCCTTATCATGCTTTATTCATGGAAAATATGTTGATTCCAGTGAATAAATACGAACACAAGGATTTTGAACCAGAATTAGTTATCTATAATGTCGGGCATCTAGCATTAGATGAAGTGACTCTAACCTGTAACAAAGACTCTTCACTAAACAAGACCCTAATTGCATTAAAATTGAGCAAAGGATTGTCATCGATGGTTATATGGTACTGAGTATGCAGGAGAAATGAAAAAGGGAGTACTTACCTACATTATGTGGAGAATGTCGTTAGATGATCATCTAACGCTTCATTCGAGTGCTAATGTATCTAAAACTAAACGTGGATACGTTACGTTATTTTTTGGGTTGTCGGGTACCGGTAAATGTCTAGGTAAGAATACACCAGTTTTGATGTATGATGGAACAATAAAAATGGTGCAGGATATTGTAGTTGGTGATCAAATTATGGGGGATGATTCCAAACCTAGAAATATTTTGTCGGTATGTAATGGCAGAGAAATGTTGTATAAGATAGAAAATAGAAAAGGAACACCCTATGTTGTAAATGAATCACATCTTCTTTCCCTTAAAGCACATCCTGACCATTTAAATCAGTACAAAACAGATGGAGATATCATCGATATTAGTGTGAAAGACTATTTAACAAAATTACCAAAATCCTATATATCCACGGGCGGCTCGTTTTCGGGTAATGGATTACTTTGTGGTTATAGAGTTCCTGTGAACTTTACTTACAAAGAAGTAGATTTAGATCCTTATATGGTGGGATATTGGTTGGGAGATGGCTCTAGTAGAGAGCCAGCGATAACTTGTGTTGATAAGGAAATTATAGACTATTTTAGACGAGAATTAGCTAAACTAAAGCTTGAATTGAAAGTAGTTGATGATAGAGGTATCACTTATAGAATCATCAATTCTGGAGAAAATTATTGGAAAAAGGGTGTTAATGCGGTTAGGAATGCTCTTAGAAAATATCATTTGTTTAATAATAAGCATATACCTCTTGAGTATAAATGCAATTCAAGAAAGGTTAGATTGGCTTTGTTAGCTGGGATAATGGATTCAGATGGGCATTATGACCGTAGAGGAAAAGGATATGATATTGTATTGAAATCTGAGAAATTACTCGATGACGTTATCTATCTATGTAGATCTTTGGGATATTGTGCATATAAAAAACAATGCCGCAAAACCTGCACAAATGCAAAAAACGGTCCAGTTACTGGAACTTATTTTAGAACATTCATTTCGGGGGATAATTTGTCAGAAATACCATGTTTATTACCAAGAAAAAAGGCAGAAAATCGAACACAAGGCAAATCTGTCCTAAAATATACGATAAAGGTCAAAAAGTTAGAAATTGGTGACTATTACGGATTTGAGATTGACGGTAATAAAAGGTTTTTATTGGGGGATTTTACTGTTACTCATAATACGAGTTTATCAGCTGATTCTAACAGTTGTTTAATAGGAGATGATGAACATGTGTGGACCGATGAAGGCATTTTCAACATTGAAGGTGGATGTTATGCTAAATGTATTGGTTTGAAAGAAGACAAAGAACCCGAAATATTTCATGCTATCAAATACGGTGCCGTGCTTGAGAATGTGGTAATGGATGAAGAGACAAGAGTCGTCGATTATGACGATGTATCCATCACTCCGAATACTAGAGCATCATATCCATTATATTTCGTTGAAGATAGTATCATCCCAGCTATTGCTCCTCATCCCAGAAACATTATCTTTTTGACATGCGATGCTAGTGGGTTATTACCGCCAATCTCTAAATTGACACCTGAACAAGCAGTATTTTTCTTCATCAGCGGTTATACTTCGAAAATACCTGGGACAGAAGTAGGTGTAACCAAACCTACACCTACGTTTTCGGCATGTTTTGGAGAACCATTTTTAGTGTGGTCGCCGTTACGATATGGCGAATTGTTAAGACAAAAAATAGAAAAACACGGTACTCCAGTATATCTATTGAATACGGGTTGGATCGAGGGAGAATATGGAGTTGGTAGACGTATACCTATCAAATATTCGAGAAGTATGGTCGACGCTATCATCCAAAACAAATTTACGAACTTCGAAACGTTTCCTGTGTTTGACTTGGAAATACCTACGGATTGTCCTAACGTTCCCTCTGATATTCTAAATCCAGTAAATAACCATCCTAACCCAACGCAATACCTCGAAGATCTACAAGATTTATACAATAAATTCCAAGAAAATTACGAACGCTATGATACATAATTATTGTTGTAAATTTATTTACTATAAAAAATATGAGCTGTGGAAAGTCTAAGTCTAAAGGTTGCTGTGGAACAAAAATTATACCCAGCAAAGCTTACGCTCACCTTATTTATAGTTCAGAAAGTCCTCAACTCGTTAGAGCATTTCCTACGCCAGCTATTCGTGATGTGATAGAGTTTAATCAAAGTCCTATTACTAAATTTGTGACTCACCCTGTAGACGGTGACCTATCCAAATTCAAAGTGAATATTGGTGGTGTCTATAAATGTTCGTGGTTGTTGAATACCGTTGGTGTTGCTGGATCGAATTATTATCTCTCTCAAGGAACTTTTGTTTTGCAAATAAACGAAAAAATAATCCAGGAACGCCCTCAACATCCCGCTGCATACACGTTTCCTCTGAATAGTCTAGAAGATGTGGTGCGTCCACAAATTACAGGACAAGACTCACTACGACTTAGCGCTGGATCTGTATTACAATTAAGATATCGAAAAGGATTTCCAGATCCTAGCTTGCCTGATAGTGGTTTGGAGTTAGAACTTACACAAAATGATCCCCTTTCAAATGGACTTAACCTTGCTGGGGCGGATCTTATTTTAGAACGCATTGACGCATAAAACTTAATATATATATATATATATATATAATCCCGTTCAACAGAATATTTTATACTATTAACAAAAATATGAGTTGCGGAAAGTCTAAGTGTAAATGTAAGGTAAGATGTTGCTGTAATACGAAAATTATTCCTAGTAAAGCTTATACTCACCTTATTTACAGCTCAACATCACCCCAAATAGTCAGAGCACCTCCTACACCAATGCGCCGTGATGTAATTGAATTTAACCAAAGTCCTATTACTAAAGCTGTGACTCACCCCGTAGACGGTGACCTATCCAAATTCAAAGTGAATATTGGAGGTATTTATAGTTGTTCATGGTTGTTGAATACCGTCGCTATCGCTGGGTCAACTTACTATCTCTCTCAAGGAACTTTTGTTTTGCAAATAAACGGGGTAGTACTCCCAGAGCGACCTCAACATTCAGCCGCATATACCTTAACTCCGGGCAGTCAAAATAACGTTTTTCGTCCACAATTTGTAGGACAAGATATGCTGCGACTTAATGCTGGAGATATATTACAATTAAGATATATAGGGTCTTTTCCAGATCCTAATATACCTGATAGTGGCTTGAATTTAGTGCTCACACAAAACTTCTTTAGTCCTGCAAACCCTGTTACAGCCACATTTAACTGTGCCGGAGCAGATCTTATCTTAGAACGTGTAGACGCGTAAATATACACCTAAATTTAAATATTTTGTCCAGTAAAAAAATATTTAGAAGTTTTGAGAATATAACACTTAAAAAATATGAGCTGCGGAAAGTCTAAATGTAAACGTAAATGCTGCTGTCAGCCAGCAAAACTGAATGTTGCGGATTATGTATATGCTGCTGTTGAAGGGAATATTCAACTCGATAGTGGCGAAACCAGATTCGTAAATTCTCCTCCTACAAATCCTTTTTCTAACCCTTACAATTGTGTACGAGGCAATTTAAGTGGATTTGATCCAGTTACAGGGATATTCACGGCTCCTAGAACGGCATTATATCAAGTAAGTGTATGGGCTAATTATTTACAAGAAAGAGTAGCATGTCCTGGTCCTTCAGGATTTATAGGACCTTTTCCGTGCCGGGATTGTACAGGATGCACAGGAATTAATGGTGTTGACGGACTGTGTTGTAAAGGACCATCTGGGTGTGTGGGAGCTGTAGTTATTCCGCCTCTCGTGGGAACCACAAATACTCAAATCTGCCGAGAACTTAAAGAAAATATCTGTGGTGCACCCGGAACCGGGTTTGGAGGATTAGATATTGCGGTTGTAGGACAAACAGCGCCTTGGTCCTTTATCTGCTTACCCGGTTCAACAGGAACGACGGAATGTAATTATGTAGCTTCTGCTACTTTAGGGGCTAGTATTCCCCTAAGAGCTGGTGAGAAACTCATGGTTAGTGTATTCCAAGAAAACAATCAAGAGCGAAGAGTTTTCCTATTTTTGGAATGGATGATTGTCCAGGGTCCTTTTATTAACTTAGGCAAACCTAGAGGTCCTGGTGTAGGCACGTAAAACAATTTACAAGTTAATTCACAAATTCGTTGATCATTTTCGACATTTGTAGCAATTTCGTGAGTTGTTTGTTTTTGGCCATATTTACCACAAAGGAGGGAATCCAGCCTTTGGGGTCAACATGATTCAACGATGTTATTTTACATCTTCCATCTTCAGTATCTTCAAACGTGTAGCCACTAATAAAAATTTCTCCGCGCACGTAGTCCTTTAAAGGAGGAATTGCCGGATTTTCCGTAGATACTCCACAAATTAAATACGTATTATCGGTTTGGTATACATATCTAAATGCGCAGAAATCTCTTGTGGTTACCGGAAAGGGTGCAGTATAAACGTAATGTAAAAGATGAGTATTTTTATCAATTTCTTCTACAAGATCATATTTAGCTACTTGCGGGTCCCATAATTTTCGGGTTTCTAAGTCACAGCTAAGAATGTAGTCAAAAGCTTGTTTAGCAGTACAATTCACAATACCAGTACATTTTATCATAGGGAAGTCATCACTTGTAGCTTTCTCCCATAACACGAAAGATTCACCGCACTCATTATCTTGTGTATCTAGACATTCCCAATCTTCTGAGGATGTGATAGAGATAAACTCACTTGCTGCTGTCAATGCCATTTTAAATATGTTTAGAATACATATTTAATCAATGATAAAATCATATCAAAACTTGAATATTCAATATTCACACTTTAAGTAAATGAATATTGAATATTCAATATTCAGTTTAAGATAAAGATGTTTCCTTGCTTCCCTGAAGAAGTGAAAGAACTAGTAGAGGCAAAAGATTGGGATACACTCGAAGAGTTGTATTCCAAATATACTGAAAACCCTAGCCAGGAGCAACTGCTTTCAAGATTTACCGAAGAAGAGAAAGAGAATTATCTGTGGTATCTGGACGTTGAAAAGATCATCAATAAAGAAAACGATCTATCATCTGTATTACCTGAACCTCATTTGGTAGGAAAGTATTTGTTACTTGGACTATTGAAGATCAAGGCTAAAGAATATCCAGAAATCCAAATCTTGATCAACATTATCAAAAGTAAAGTATCAAAAACGCCAAAAATTTGGCAAATTATTGAATCCTCGAGATATTTGCGAGAAGAAATCGGCAAATATATCAAATTATCTAAAAGTTATAGTGATGTAGAAGTGTATAGACGTTTCAAAGCTATAGATATATTTATGCAATTTTCCTTTGACGGAGAAAAATGCAGGGAGCAAATGGACATATTTGAAGATATTGGGTATTCTATAGAGATGATAGAACAAGTATTTTATTTGATTCGTGATGAATGTAGTGACTTAGTACAATATTTTGTCCTGGAATGTGAGTGGCCCTATACCGATGAAACTAAACCAGACATGGATGCGCTCAAACACCGGTTTAGATTCATGAGACAACATCTTGTTACTGATGAACTCCATAATTTATACGATCCTTTTGAAGAGTTCGATCAATTGCTATTTCCTTAGGTTAATACCAAGATATAAAGAATCTTTATATCTTATGATGATATGATGATGATATGATGATGATGATATGATGATGATGATATGATGATGATGATATGATGATGATGATATGATGATGATGATATGATGATGATGATATGATGATGATGATATGATGATGATGATATGATGATGATGATATGATGATAATGATATGATGATGATGATATGATGATGATGATATGATGATGATGATATGATGATGATGATGATATGATGATGATGATTTACTTGAAATTATCTAATTTCAATAAACACTCAACGTCATAACCCAATGCTTGAAGGTGTTCTACACCTCCTCGTTGCCTATCTATCACACACACAATCTTTGATACTGTAAGTCCTTCTTCTTTGAGAATATTTAAAACATTTTCAACGCTTGACCCTGTGGTAATCACGTCTTCTATAAGTATTAACTCCCGTGAGGGATCTGGATCACCTTCAATTCTTTTTTGTGTACCATGATCCTTGACTTTATCCCGAATAAATATGGAAGGAATATTAAATAACAAAGAAATACCGATAGATAAGGCTATTCCACCCATAGGTACCCCTGAAACAATTAAATTATGCTGATTACTAGATGTAAAAAAAAGGTTGCTGATTTCTTTACATACATCTTTGAGAAGACACGGCATGCTTACCAATTTTTTCAAATCTACGTAAATATCCGATTTTTCCCCGCTTTTAAGAATGAATGATCCTCTCTTTACAATTTCGTATTGCCATAACCTTGTTACTAGATCTTTTGACATATATTTACTAATATGTCAAAAGATTATAGAAATCAAAATGTTATGAAATATTCATAACATTTTGATCGTAAGGATATTTTTACCAGAATGTTCTTAATATTCATCTTCTTAATTTAATCATTGACTATTGCGTATTGACGACAAGCAAAGGCACAAGTTTCTGTGGATCCAATATACCGCCCTTTGAGAACATATAAATTAATGCCAGTTCTATCTCTGATTTTGGTTATTCTCCTGACTTTACACGGACAATATAACATAGGACCATACATCTGACCAAAACGCTCAGGTATGCGGATAAAAGATGATATTTCACATTCATTTGGAATTACAATATTGTGAAATGTCGTGGTGTATATCACTCTTTTAGGTTTCCACATTTTACGGAAATGCGAGGATTCAAGAATAGATCGAAACAATTTGCAAGTCTTTGCGATGCTATCCCAATCTTTAATTGAGGCTTCTAACAAAATAGCCGTCCATATTTCACGAGGAAAAATAAGATCGTATGCATCCCCAATCTTGTATTTTCTAAATGAAAATCCCATATTGATAATAAGTTTATCGTTTACGATATAATCTTAAGAGTTAATTTTTAAGTTTTATCATACATGGATGTCCAGTACTTCTTTTCTTGGCATAGATGATGTAGTAATACTAAAATTGATTTTTTAAATACGTAAAGGTTTAGTAACCTTATTTAACATGGAAGATCCAAAGGATCCTGGCAAGTATTGTTATGAGTGTTACGCATGGGAATGTCCCTTGGTGAGAAATGGTTGGAATCGATACGGCTTTGGTAGTTATCTATGCGAATGTTGCGTATCTAGCAAAAGCCTGTTTAAATACTACAAGAGCACCAATACAGGGCATTATTCCAAAGAAAATGATATCAGGTATACAAAACCTGTGTCTATTCCGGGAGTTACACAGGCTGGATCTTCCATCACGTACTATGGAAAAAGCAGTTAAGATAATGAAGAAAACTATAGCGATACCTTTGACAACTGCGACAGCACTGATGAGCTTATTGATCTCTTGTAAACGAAGTTTATTTTATAACCATACAACTTCCAAACCTAGCTGCGATGTTGGAATGCAAGTTTTCGTAAATCTTTCTAACGACAATACTTCTGCTAAAGACACCATTCTTCCATCCACTCCGTATCTACGTTTTGGGGGATGATGCATCCGCCATTCAAATTGATATGCGGTACGTTTGTTAGGGAATCCTTTAACATAACATATCATCTTCCACGGTCTTCCATATTTTGTATATTTAGCTCCTCCTTTGATTTCTCCGTTATGTTGGCGTAATCTTCGAGTTAAATTACATGTACAGCCTACGTATGTCCTAGATTTAGTAGTAGATGAAAGTAAATATACAAAATAGGACTTCATTTAAGTTTGATTTATGATCTTAAAAAAAAATAAATTTTACTCTTTAAGCATTTTTATATTTTCCTATAAAAATGGGCAAGTCTTATACTTACTTCTATGGAGATAAGAACAAATGTGGTTGTAAAAAGTGCAAGAAAAAGAACAATGTATACCGGGTCAAAAAGACGCACTACAAGATCGTATGCAAGGAAAAGAAGAAATGTGATAGCGGTAAATGTTATAAGCGTCATCACAAGAAACATTATTGCAACAGTTCATCTTCGTACTGTTCCTCGTCCTCGTCGTGTTCTTCGTCGAGTTGCTCCTCCTCATCATCTTCGTGCTGCTGTTAGACAGACACAATTAATGTCGTTAATGTAGATATGATATGATATGTTATGTTATCATATCATATAATTGTTTAACCCTATTATTCCATTATTTCATCGATAGAATAATAACACTGTGCCTTCCATGAAACTTGTGGATGTGTAGTATCATCAACCAATTCCACTAAGGCTTTTCCAAAATGATCCTTAGTAATAACTATGATACGAACGGTTGGTGTAGAAGCAATACCAAAAGACATAGACAGTTTAGTTTCGCTGGTTAAATCCAAGCAAAAAGTTGGATGCCAATTTCCCAAGTCCTTACACGTACGTATATCACATTGCAATTGTGACATCATCTTACCAACCCATAAACACATACCAATATCTGCGGCATCACTTCGACTAGATTTGACTTCTGCCAGATGAAGTTTACGGTCATGGTCTTTCATGTCTTGAAGTATTTTACCTCGAATATGTCCCGAGGCATGACTGAAAAAACCTATAACAGAAACTCTGCTTTCATCCTCAAAAAGTATAGATTTACAAAAATCTCTATAGCTGTGTGGTGCATTCTCCAAGTCTAGCAATACAAATGTATGCGCGGTTTCATCATTATCCAATTTATAATCGCTAGAAATATCTGTAGTATATCCTCTTCCATACCATTGCCAGGCTTTCAATGCTGCTTGTTTTGATGCTTCCTTTTTGGAAATGCAACATTCACTTGAGAAAGTTATATTATCTTTTCCATGTTTGGTGTTCACTTTGCACCTCCATTTAGGGCAATGATCTTCGCCACCCTCACGATAAAACGTATATTCAGGCAATCTAGTCCCCAAGCCTTGAAATATTTCTTGCAAACGGTTTTTAGCGGACATAGTTTGTAATGCAAACTTTGTAAATAAAAACTCATATTTTCAATTTCTAATTAGTTTTTTATGATGGATTTTAAAAGCTACACAACTTACACAATGACCACATGGATCAATTTTGTTTCTGGCGGGGCTGCTTCTATTACAGCAGAAGTATGTACACTTCCTTTAGATACTGTAAAAATACAATTACAAACTCGACATAAGTTATCTATACTTGCGATAATTAAACAGGAAGGACCACATTTTTTTTATCGCGGATTGATACCTGGAATTTATCGACAAGGAATTTATAGCAGCATCAAAATGGGTATATATCCGCACATTCGAGATTTTTTAGCTACAAGTCATATACACAGAAACCAGAGTCTGTCACCTTCCTCACAGGTGAACATCATTCACCGCATATTAGCAGGTGGTATTGCTGGTGCTTGTGGTTCTGCATTTGCTAATCCTTTTGATATCCTTAAAATTCAAAGGCAAGCTCAACAAAATCTAAATAGTAAACCTCGCTTAATTCAAGATTTACAACGGTTGGGATGGGATGGGTACCGTAGAGGATTGCTGGTAAACCTTCAGCGGTCTTTTCTTTTGAACGCTGCCGAGTTAGCAGCCTACGATAATTGTAAATCTTTGTTGTTAACTAGATATCAGATGTCAGATACGATTTTAACACATTTTCTTTCTAGTTGTGTAGCTGGATTTTTTGCTGCAGGAGTGAGTGCACCTGTAGATTTTGTAAAGACAAGACTTATGAGTCAAAATAATACCACACGTATGTATACTGGGATAATGGATTGTATCACCAAAACCATAAAAAATGAGGGAGTTTTGAGGTTATATAGCGGATTTATACCTTCGTGGTTGAGAATTGGTCCGTGGTGTTGTATAATGTTTATCACTTGGGAACAATATTCTAAATTATTACACGAAACATGTTAATTATGAATAAGTGCTATTCATAATTTACTAATAAGTGAGTAATGTCAAAATTATACAAACATTAATCATGTGAATGGGTCCACTGTCTCGGCAAATGCCTCAATAGCTTTTGCACCAATCGGTCCAAAATTTGTGATGAAGACCATCACAAAGAAAAGTATAGCAGACCCAATTGTAGCGAGAGCAAATACTGCGGCTAAAATGATACCGATGCGCAATATAATGTTAAGATCTTGTTTCATTTCTATATGATTCATATCAACAAATCTTTGAGGTCGAAATCCAATAGTTGAAAATCAATTTCATAAAAATTGTGGAAGTTATGAATAAGTGTTTATTCATAAATTTTATTATCTAAGCTACTTGTTACATGGAACCCTCTTCGCTGATATCAACCCTTATTTCCTCTGGGTTGATATTCATCAGTATGTCAACCCACAATCCCCATCGATCAGGTCGGAACATCCCGGCATACATGTGTTTTCCATCCTCAAACAATCTGTGCCATCTTGCAATCCACGCGCGTTCCACCTTGTTTCGTTTGGCAAGCATTCTTTGCAACTTTGAAATTCCAAGATCATGAAGAATTTCGTTGGTACGAACAAGGTAAGCAAACAATTCTGCCCCTGACGTAATCCCCTTTTCTCCTACTACCCCATTTTCCATAAGATAGTCTTTAAACTTGTCAATTGGGATTCGCGGACGTGTCATTTTCTCACACTCCGAAAACCCAAGTTCATACTTGGCGGTTAATAGATTCATAACCAAAGATACAATTTTGTCGGGGTTAAGAATGTTCACAGGCACTGGTACTGATTTGTTGATGTTTACAAATTCCCGATGTATTTCCTCCTCGTCTCTTACTCGAATGATTTGCAATATTACGGGAAAATCGCTGGAAATGCGTGAGTCCACCAATTGGAGCATAGCTTTGTATCGATGTTGCCCATCAATAAGATAAAGCGTAGGCTCGCCACCTATTTGACAAGCTGTTAGCACCCCAGGAAAATGGGGGTACCCGCGTTCCTCGATATAATCTTTTTGAAATTTCAAAAGTCTCGAACCCGCTTGAGGGTCAAAGAAATTTGACCCTGATAGATCTCAGCATATCTCCTGAGATCACCCACGGTGGTTTCGACAGTTCGAATTTGACCATGCTCTGATAAATGACGTAAAGGTTGCATTATCGACTAATAGTTTATTGTCTGTTTTGACTTATATCTTATGTAAAAATTACTCTAAAGTAAAATTTCATTTTCCTGAGTTGATGTTAGGTTTGTAATGTAAACTTTCCAGCCTATCATAAATGAAGATCGCGTTAGTATCTGATGTTCATCTCGAATACAACACACATGTAGATCTAGAATTTCCAGAAGCAGACGTGTTAGTATGTGCAGGTGATATTGGCGATCCTCATATGCGTTCTTATAAAGCATTTTTAAAGAAAATGACAGCATTATTTGACACAGTTATTGTTATTCCCGGCAATCATGAATATTATGAAGCTTCCCAAGCACAAGCATTAAATTGTTGTAAGTCTATACGATGTAAAGAACAGCAAATTCGACGCGTATGTAAAGATGTAGGGGCTATTTTCCTACAAAAAGATTTTGTAGATATTGGAGACGTAAGGATTCTGGGCTGTACATTGTGGGCTGATCCCTTTGCAAGTAAAGGTGAAAGATATTGGCAAGATCGTTATGACTCCAAACATATTCCATCGTTGAAAAGTGCTAAAGATTATGCAAGATTACATCGTAATCATAAGAAGTGGTTGGAAAAGATGTTAAAGTCAGCACCATCTGATAAGCAGATTGTAGTTGTTACCCACCATCTTCCATCTTATGAACTTGTAGAAAGTAGGTTTAAAGATTCACCGAAAAATGGCTACTATGCTTCTCATTGTGACAATTTAATACCTTATGCTAAACTTTGGCTTGCTGGACATACTCATCGGTTCATTGACGAAAGTCTTTATGGGGTAAGATGTTGTTGTAATCCAGTAGGATATCCGTGGGAAACATCACCATATGATAAAGACTTATACATTTCTCTCTGAAGTTACACGTTGAAGTTGTACATTGAAATCTATCTAATGAAATATCATTAAAGAACGGAAGACATTGGAAAATTGAGATGAGTGAGACAACCGCTGATTCTACTGTAACACCAGAATTCAAGTACACTTATGATCAAACAAAAGAATGGGCTAATAAAGAAAGTCCAGTCAGAGAAGATGGCATTACGTTTTTGTACGTTTTTGGTGCGTTTGCTTTCTTAATTATCTTTGCTGCGTTTATTTTATTTTTTGTTAGTCCTTCTACCCCAGACCAACCAGATACTGTAATAGAGATTGAAGACATCGGTTCAGAAACAGACGCTACGACAACTGAAGTACATTCAGAATTTGACTTGGTTTCTGATGTACAAAAGGGTAAAAATGTAACTAAAGAAACGAAGTAACTCTTTACTCCCTTTATTAGATTTACAATAACATAGAATATAACATATTTACATGTTATATTTACAAGTTAGGGATCTTAATGCTCATACTCCCAATGCACCAAGTGCCCTCCCTTTTGTCGTGGCACGCCCGCCCGTTTAGGCATAATCGTCGGCTCTCGAGATTGATCTTGATCTTGTCAGCTAACGACATAGTCCTTATCATCAACGGAATCATCCGCCGAAGTTCCTCATCTCTGTTCTCAAGATCCGTATCCTCAATAGAAGACAGCAGATGGCGTATGCATCTGCTTCCGGGCATCCAGGAAGAAATTCTGTGATAATCTCGAATTCTTTTGGTGGTTCTCCATACGCATCAATCTCCGTACCGGGATGTATAGTTTTCTCACCATCGAAGAAGAATTGTGCATTCCCACGATAATTATCATCACTGATATCTTCAAATATATCGCCTCTCTTGACTAGTTCTCTAATACCTGGATAGACAAGCTCGATGTCTTCAATTTCATAAAACGCGTAATATTCATCATACTTTCCAGGCTCTGATGCCTCTATGATCTTCTTACCCGATATAAGGTAAACTGTGGCACCTTTAGGATTATCAGGCGGATACTTCCTCCACAATCTCTTCCTCCACATCCCTCTTGATGACAGGAATCCTAGTAAACCGTACAGTTTCTACAAGTGGAGGTTCCTCTTCACCCTCCAAATCTTCCAATTCTTCAGCCAAAGCAGGAGGAAGCGTCCCTTCTTCCGGGAATGGTTTCACACCAAGGGGTTCTTGTTGGATATCACTAGGAATTTCGGTAACTCGAACCTTAAGCTGTTCCGTTGCAAGATCTTGTCCTTCTGGTCCCAATTGTACATCTTCGATAGCTTCTTGTAGAAGCTCAGAAGGACCTTGAGCCACATCTTCAGTAGGGCACGTCGCGTCTTCTGATACATACTCTTCGATCACAGTTTTTGTAGGAGGTTTGAAGGAGGTCTTAGCGCCCGGATCGACTGGTGCCAACCCATCCAAAAATGAGTCACTTTGCATGGCCATATCGATTTCGTCACCCAAAGAGAATCCACAACTACCTTCTGCAAATGCAGCATTGATTTGATCAACCAAATCATCCTTCTCCTTTTCTTCTGCTTCAATCTCTTTGAGTGTTTTGGTTACAGGATCGGAGATAATAGTGAAGAATCCAGTGCCAATAACTATGGGATTGCCCACTGCAATAGCTGCTGATACGCCTTCCAATGTCTCTGTTTCAGAGAATACGGCACCCTTTTCTAAGGTCTGTAGGGAGCGTTCAAATGTAGCTAGAGAAAAGTAGCCCATAGTTCCAGCAGACATACCAGTGTAGTTGGTACCTAAGAAAGATCCATGACGGAATAGAAAGTCTGCCAACAACAAAATATTACGCGGGTTTACGTAACCGCCCTGGCTTGTAAAGGTGTCGTATAATTCCTTGATAAAGAACTGTCTTGCTGCCTCTACACCTAAAGATAAAGCTATATAATGAATGTCATTACAATAGGTGTAGTAGGAATCAATTTCTGCCTTTTCCATTAATCCAATCAAAGATGACCCATTGGTAGTCAATAACATGTAGTCTTCCAAATCCAGAATACGTTTTTGTAAATCTGTTATGGGGTCTTTCTCTGTAGCTCGTTTCTTAGCTTCTTTAGCTGCTTTGGTCTTGCGTTTCGCAATATCGGAAGGCTTTTCTTTAGCTGTAGTTTCATCTACTGTAGAAGATCCTTCCTCCGGTTCTGCATAACGCACAACACCAAAGTCTCTTCGATCAACAACAACCTCGTAGCCTACAGCTTCAAGAAATTCCAATAAGTATTTAGGTTTGATAGGAGAATAGCTTAGCAGATTTATATTGTAATATATCTTCCAATAGACCTTTTCAGGATCGAGTCCAAAAGCATTAATATCGTTCAAACTCAACATTTCTTCCTTAGAGATAACCATTAATACTTTGGCTTTGATGGGATAGATGTCCTTTATCTTAGGTACACCCCGAATGCGAATATTCTCTAGATTCGGGAGGATAATGTTGTCAATAAAGACATCTACACTATATTCCTCCCGATAAGAGGTTTGTTCGAGCGTACCTTTCTTGATTTCTCGTTCAATATCACTCACAGGTGACTTTATAATTTCAGGATTCGGATAAATATCCAAAATGCCTTCAGCTGTAGGACCGTGAGCAAAGGTCATGCTTCTAGAAGGAATACCATCCTTGCCTTGACCGCGCTGTAATGCAGTTACAACATCTTTTATGTTGACTTTGCGTTCAACCATTACTATTGGATTGAGTATCAGGCGCAAAACCTTGATCTTCTTATCCGGAGGAGGTACATCGAAATATTTGTGCCACCAATGATCCTCTAATTTATCCGGGAAATCCACTAACCAATCAACCACTAAATCTGCCACCGTTGTTTCAACAATCTCGGCTTCTTTGTCCAATATTTCTTCGAATGTGAGCCTCTCTTTGAAGACAATCGTACAATTAGGATTCTTTCGCGTTTTCATGGCATAGATCAACTCAGAAAGTGCACGAATGCCAGAACTCATATTCTTGTTTGATCCGGCCGAGTGAAAGGTATTTAATGTCATTTGAGATACTTGCTCACCTAGTGCATCTGCAGCATTGATGCCTACAGCGGTGCCAGGATGAATCTTGGATTTATTAAACTCAACGATGATGAGTTGTACCAACTCAGGGATAGAACTTGGACAAATTTTTAGCTCCATCAATGTACCACGCATTTTCTTAACCAAACTCTCCCTTGCTTCAAAAGAATGTCCTGGTAATGCAGAAGCAATTTGAGGTACCTTGTTTAAAATGTCATCAATCTCTTCCGGAAATAATTTACGCGGTACATCTTTAGGATCCGTTTGTGCATTCCCAGGGATATTAACCCATTTCACGTTTTCAAACATGTCAAAGAAATTAGCACCAAAATCAAGCACCAATACACGCTGTAACCCAAGTATGGTTTTAATAAGAGGCATCAACAACTTGAGTATATCTAGAGGTTCATGCATATCTGTATCTGACACACCAGACATGGTTAATAATTCGGCAACTTGATCTACAAATAAAGCTTGTCTAGATTCGGAAAGAGGTCTAATTTCACCCAGATCCTTTACCGGATCCTTTCCAAAACTTTTAAGTACATCTATTAGAAGTTGCTTGATTTCTGAACCGTAACCCCTTTCTATACCAAGAAGAAACAGATCACGTATCGAAGCTAAATCTAAATCATCTTTGATGGTTTGGTAGAATTCATCCGCAGCTGTGGCTAAAGAACTAGCACACCATATTCTTTCTGAGCCGTCAGGAAATTTACGGCATACCTTGAGAGGGATTTTCATCTCCCTCCATTCCTTTTCTGCGATAGCCATAGCATCTGTAAGATCTTCCGGATCAGTCATAATTTTTGCATTCATCGAAATATCAGTAGCACGATGCCCAATCACACGCGCTTTCTCATATTTAGTAGCATATGCAAGACTTTCATCAGATCGTGGTTCATTGCCTCGATTAAGGATACCTATTTCGATCAAGCTTTCAATAGGAATCAAACGCATTAAAAGTTTCAGAGACACGGCGGTCTCTACATCTTCTGAACGTGTTGTGGGTAAGTTCACATCTCCAATTCTTTCCAGAAGAAGTCGATAGATGACAAGCTTTATGTATTCAGCTATATTGTCAGTACCTAGTTTTTCTTCAATCTCAGATGAAGGAGAAATTTCTAATAGATCATTCAACACGTCATCTAAAGTAATAGCATCTTCGTTAAGCACATCTGCTTTAGACACAACATAATCGTTGGCAATATTGATCGCTTTATAGACAGGGAGTATCTCAGATGCTGTTTCAAAATCTATACCAAACATCAAACCAAATATGGCAACTTGCAAATCCTTCATGGCTTCTTCTATCACATTTTCAGAAAACAATCTACCTTCAAGTCTGGTCTTGATACGATCTAAAGCCAGACTAATCTGTGCTGAATCTGATGAAATCCACAACCTAGGAAGAGAAAAGAAATCATACATCACCTCAACTACTTGGTCTGAAGTTAAAGCAATCTTCTCCGGAATGGGTATATCTTTTGGCGGGGCTTGAAGATCTTGATTGTCTTCCTGTTTCTGGATTTTCTCACGTTCTTTCTCAAGTTTTTCAAGACTAATCGTTTCCACACTTGCGGTCACTTCTTCAAACATTGTATCAATTCTAGATTCAGACGGAGCCATATCAACAAGAGATAAAGTTTCAAGGTCCATAATTTTAATAATCTCTGGATGATGTTTTGTTCTTAAAAAAGTTAAAGTAAAGATAACTTTTTCATTTTTTCCAGTAAGATTTATTAGATAATATAATAATAAATCTTTATTTACCATCCTTATAACCTATCTCAATTCTTTAATTTGAATAAAGCATATAATCGATTTGACGCTTAACCTCTCCATATGCGTCTGCACTGCGTACACTCGTAGGTTATACGCATAGGTTCATCTCAATTCTTTTAATTTGAATAAAGCATATAATCGATTCGACGCTTAACCTCTCCATATGCGTCTGCACTGCGTACACTCGTAGGTTATACGCATAGGTTCATCTGCACTGGCTGTCTGAACTTCTGTTCTAAGAAGTTCATCATGTCCACAGTGTGGACATTTGCCAGGACCAATTTTAGCACCAGGAAGGTCACGGGAGAGAATTTCTCGTTTCTCTTTAACAGCTTTCCGAGCATCTACCATCAGCGAAGAATTCAAGACAAGATCTTCAAAATTCACAACATTGGATAAATAATCCATTACATCCGTGAAGGGAAATTTCCTGAACAAAGCCAACACCTCAATTCGGGTGTTTTCATCTTCAAAATCCAAAATAACATGTCGATTTGGATAGGTTAATCTCAGAAGCGATTCAAGATCTTCATCTGAAGGGATATTTTCAGTTTCGTTGTCGAAAAACTCTCTAAGAGCAGTTATTTTTTCTCGGTGATCCATTTCTTTTAAAAAACTGAATTAAATCAAAAGCACTTTTGATAATAATTTAAGACTCTCCCATACAAATATTTTTTCATTTTTAGACAAAGATTAACTAAATACAAAACATGGAAGAATTGTCACGAGCAGGAACAATGCGTGTATATTTTGACATTCCGGTTCTTTATCCTGAAGAAAAGGAATTTACAGGACCTCCAGCACTCCCAGGATTAATGTTAAACCCTTCTATTACTGAACATGAGCGACCCAGTCAAATTTTCACCTTTGGGGAATGGAAAGGCTTACCTGAAGACGCTGATATTTCCCCCGAAAGTCTGCGAGAACCTGAACCTGTGGCAAAAGTGAGACTACCTAAGACTTCGTCACAAATAGCAAGTATTAAAGAAAGGAAAAAACCCATCAAGACAGAACTTCTTTTACAAGAGAAGGTGATGGAGATTCTGAACAAAATAGATATGAATAAACTTGAAGGCAGCATTGAAACGTCTAAAGGCGGATATCCACTAAAAGATCTCAAGGTCTTTGCAAAACAACTAGGAATCCCAGCTACAAATCTTCGTAAAGCAGGTATTGCCCGGAGAATTTTAGAAAAAATTCGTCTCAAAGAAGAATAAATACTCTATGTTATGTTGTAACTAAATGTTGATTCAAACAATAAAATGATTCTTTTACAATTATATTAATCACATAATATAACTGCAACATTATTTGAACATATATTGAATAAAAACGTGGTATCCAATGACATCAGTCATACAAACGTTATTATTGTGGGATGGAAGCTATTTAGGAAATTTTCCAAGGACATGTATTAAAGCCAAAATAACAGTTAAGAACGGATTTGCGTTTCAAATTATCAAAACAGATACATTTGCAACACGGTGTATACTGAAAAGACCACACGACGCATCTATTCCTTGTATATTGGACGAGTTGAAAGTATGTTTTGGCTTAACCAAATTAGGCACACACCGTATTAAAATTTCTGGACGGATGTATGTAATGTACAAGTGTACGCTTAACGATACACCGTTAACAAAAGTTCCAAAAACACAAATAACATCACATGTAGAAGCTGAGATGAGACGTTTAATCGCATATCGATTCTTGATGTGTATTTCTCATACACAAAACACCTCGTTCCTTATCCGAAAAAATGCGGGTAGTGATAATAACGATATTGACAAAGATGATAATGTATTTACTCCATACAGTCTAATCGAACCTCAGACTTTCATTGATCAGCGTACAGTGGATCCATCAGAAACCTTCTTAAAACGGTGGTTTGTAGAAAAGGATTTTCACAAAGATGTTATGAAAGTCATTCCTAAGAAAATTTGCGAGGATTGGACTTCGTTTCTGTATAGGTTTAGACCTATTATTGAAGATACGATTGAACGTGTAGATTCACAATATGTATGGATTGCAGCTCATCTAGTAGAAAAGATCGCAAAATTAAGTGAGGAAATTTCATAACAATAAAGACTTAAGCTCAAGTTTTATCTAGAAAATTCCAAGAGTTGATCCTATAAAATCATTTTGCCCATTGAAAAATGCTATCAAGGGGGGAGGCCATTCAGAAAAAAAAATCACCACATACTTCCCTACATACATATTATAGCATTGTTAACCATTTAAATTGGTCTAAATTACGTCCAGCACGGGCTGGGGTAATTCCTTACATTATTAAAGATAGTAAAGTGCTTTTTGCTTTTGGATTAGATGCTCAATTTCGTGAACTCACCGATTTTGGAGGAGGAGTTTCGTATAAAAGAGATAAAACTGCTGTAGTTGGTGCTTTAAGAGAATTTCGTGAGGAATCTCTTGGAGTTTTTCGGGATTTAGAACCAAAAGATGTTGAGAATTGCTTCGTGATGTATAATATAAACATGATGATTATATTTTTGCCTGTAGATGTAGATCCTAAAGACAAGAACAAACTTTTCCACGAATATCTTCAAGACGAAGAAAATCCAGAGGTGTGTGATATTGTTTGGTTGACTGAGGAAGAATTGAATGAGAGCTTAAATCTGAAAAGTCGACTAATTTATGTCCGCGTCCGTGATCTCATAGTAGGCGCAGGGGATTTTTACCACTTTTTAACTTAATATTTATTACTAAATATTTGTATAATTACAAATATTTAGTACTCAGAAAATGTACAATTCTAATTGCATGTGTGTAAGTTATGTAAAGGGGATACCTGTGGAAGCAGTCCTTGAGTCCGTAGATAGGTACGTCGCCTTAGAGATACATCAAAAATATAACAGGATATCAAAATCTCGAATGTGATAAGCTAACGCCGTTTTTAGCCGTTTCTAAGACTATTGATTGGAAGAAAAGAACAGAAATCTTATATTTAGATGTCAAAAAATACCAAATATACGATGGTAGTACAGATTCCACTCAAACCCTTTGCGAAATGTACAAATCTTATAAAATATGTTGAGATTGGGATATTCCAAACTTTTTGGGATAAACTTTTCCCTGATCAACAGGAATTCAATATAGATGCTTTTCATGCATCCTTTCTGTCTCAAATACCAATATCGACAATTTAGTTCTTTACAACATTTGAATGGGGTTCAAATGTTATATTAAAATTCTGCATCCAGAATGCGTTCGATGAGTTCAGCTTTACGCCCACCCACTTTAAGTTTCTTCTCTCGCAGAATATCTTTAAGATCAGACACTTTCATAGCTTTTAACTCTCCCTCACGTTCTTCTCTTGAGGACTCTTCTACTTCTTCCTCTTCCTCTTCTACTTCTTCCTCTTCCTCTTCTACTTCTTCCTCTTCCTCTTCTACTTCTTCCTCTTCCTCTTCTACTTCTTCCTCTTCCTCTTCTACTTCTTCCTCTTCCTCTTCTACTTCTTCCTCTTCCTCTTCTACTTCTTCCTCTTCTACTTCTT